TTCGTCAAATGATTCCGGTGCATTGATTGCCATGTACGCACAGTTGAATCCTGCGACGTTATCTCGGCTCAACGCCTCTCCTGCCGTCATCAGACAGCGCATAGAGGGCATTACCTTCAATGATTCGATTCCCGCAGTAGCTTCGCGTATCTGAAGGCTAAGCTCGCCGTCGTACTCCTCATTGGGGCACAATTGCAGGAATCGGTCTAGCATGAAGTCTCCATAGCGGTCTGTGGTCTCTGACCACGTCTCACGTCTGCTTTCATTGTCTTGCCACCGCGCATAGCGCGATGCCGCTATAAATTTCTGATACTCTTCCACGTCTATCTCCTAATATAACTTATCGTACTTTACCATCTTTATTTTGTTCATTTTCGGTTTATACACAGTTCTTATAAGCCGCACGACATGTTCCTGCAGATAGCAGTCAGCTTCGTGCTCCTCGGGGTCTGTAGCGACTCCGTGTGCCCCGTTAAGCATTCTGGCTACGTGGTGCGCCTCATGCCAAACGGTATCCTCTTCGTACGCTTCTGGGAGTGCTACGTACATCTTTCCCCTGTGGGTAAGTACTGCGCCAGCTAAAGCCTCTCTATCGAGGTCTAGCATCTCCCATGACTCATCGCTCGTGGCGATATACAGTGGGAAGCCAAATGGCTCCACTCTTACTTTCTTTGCTTTCATACGGGCATACCTTTTTGTAGATTGTAACTTGATGCCTGTCTTGTGATTAGGTTGCGCCCCGAAGGGCGACTATTAGTCTTCTTCGCCTACGGCAAATCCACCGAGGGTTACTAGCTCTGTCAGTACTGCTTCGACGTGAGCGTAGTTGTCGTCATTTATATCCGACTGTGCGAGAAGGGCTGCGGCTAAGGCGCGTGCCTTCATACCGGGTTCTTCGGTTTGCGAGGAAAACATCTCTACGCTGCCCATTGATAAAGTTGTCATAATTTGCTCCTTATACTGGAATGATTACCCAAGACTGTGTGCCTGTGGTGTTACCGGGCTGTGCGCCCTGACGAACCCATGCACTGTGCAAGGATTTCTGCGTGTAGTAGATACCGGCTCCTTCTGGATGATCAGAGGCTTCACAGACTGCTGATGAGTTCCAACGGGTGCGGGTAGTACCGTCTATTGAATTAGCTGCGGAAGCGATACTTCCCATGTCAGCTAAGGTTGCTTGAGGTACTGCTGCCATGAGATGGCTCCTTATCTAGTTTGTTTAGTTGTGAATCGAGTTCAGCCCTGAGCCAGTCGATCTCGGCTTTGGAGCGTTTTCTTCCTTGCCAACCTGAGTATGATACTACAGGTGAAGGAATAGCGAGTCCTAGTGCTAGGGCAAATGCCCACACAAGCCACATAGGGTACTCCTGTACATCGTTATAAGTCTGCTCTACTTTCTCTGTCATGTAAGAACTGGTGGTGCCTGTAGTTACCTGCACCATGTTGTCCTCTGCCTTACCCGTGATATGTTTGCCACCGAGTTTCACGGTAGCAGACACGGGTGTGACGGCCAGCTTAGGTACTGGCAAGCCACCACATCCTGACAGGATTAGAACTAGTATTAAGATGTATTTCATCGTCGTCTTCTCCTATTGTTAGCGACCGCTTTGTTCTGGACTATGCCGACCCGCTGACCTCTATTAGTGCTGAGTGCGGTACGTGCTTCGTCTGAACCTTCGCTGGCCCACTTGTTCATGAATGCGACTGACTCGTTGGTGTACTTCTGTGCCATACGAGTAGTCTCGTCTATTGCAATTCGATCCACCCACGGGCGTACTGCCCCTGCGAGTGAGTCTAGTCTATCGTCGTGTATCAGCGCACCGCGATCCATTGTGATCTTGGTTAGCTGGTTCCACAGCGTATACACTGTCCTGTGATCCATAGCATACTTCTGGACGTACGTTATGTCATCGTGCCACACCTGCTCGTTAACCACGAGTCTGTGCCGCCCCATGACGGGTTCCAGCGTGTCTATGATACGTAGCTCTTTCTGGCCTGACTCCATGATGTCCTCTATCTGAGGCGCACCATTGTGCCCTGCTGCTCTGTAAGCTTTCAGTAGTACCGGTCTCCACATCTGAGCGAAGGCACCGTTACCGTAGTTAGCTTCTACGTCGATCTTGTTGACTTGATGTTTGATAGCGAGTGCTGAGAGTTTCTCGAACACGTTATCTGCGTACCCACCTTCTAGCGGTAGCTGCTCCATAAGGAACACATAGCCGTGTAGGAAGTACGTCACTGTTGCTACTGTCTCGTCTCCGTTCTTACCACCACCTGCGGGATCGACATAGATCATCCTGCCTTCGTACGCGTACAGCTCTGGGCTGACGGTGAACGGCGTGTACAGGTCTACCCCATCAGGGTGACTCGGTACAATGATAAGCTTGTCTCGATCTGGCATCCAGTTGATTTGACCGGGTGCAGACTCCATACTCAGGGACATGGTGATCAGGTTCTTCGCTTTAAGCGGGTACCTGTCAGCGTCCATAAGTCTAGTGTTCAGCATGTGCTGTAGTTGGAAGTAGGGCGTACCTTGATCGACTTCCTTCTTAACTAAGGAGTCTTCCGGCAGTAGGACTGAGTCTGTCACCTGACCTTGATCACCCATTGGCCCACCGCCTATCTGAAGGCTGGGGTCTTTAAGTATCCGCTCTCGGAAGAGTGGAGCAAGGTGATCGCCGTAGTTCTCTATTTGCGCTGGCGTCGGGTATCTCCCCGGCCATATACGAATAGAATATCCTCGCCCCGGTAGGGCGTTGTATACGGAGTCAGTTGTCTGGGGAGTTCCGAGGTAACAGATTCTCCCGTGTTGACAGATAGACGTGAAGTCTTTTGAGAGGTGCATTAGCTGCTGCCTCTGTACTTCAGTCATGCCGTTCTTTGACGACTCAATGTCGTCTGGTACTAGCAGGTCGGCTCGTCGTCCCTGCATGTTTGCAGTGACACCGATACAAGCTACTGAAGGTGACTTTTCAGCTCCCTTTAACTGGTAGTGAACATCGAAGGCTTTTGCGCTGGCTCTGTCACCGTGGTTACGGTCAGGGCGCAGACACTCCAGGATATCGAAGTTCATGATGATTTGGATCACCCAGTTGGCGATCTCCATTGCTACGTCCGAGCCTGCACTTATTATTAGCACTCGGTACTTAGGGTCATGGACGAGGCACCACACAGCATAGATCGCAACAATCGAGGACTTCGCCTGAGATCGCTGCGCCTGAATCATCAGGTACTGGGGGCCGTACTGCAGGAACTTTCCGATGTCTATCTGTACGTCTGTGCATGTGAAACCCATAAGGTCTTCCATCACGTCGATCAGAAAGGGTTCAAACTCGGAGTACTCTGATTGGAGTGCTTCTAGCTTGTCCCACCGGGCTGCTGCTTCTAATTTAATGTCGGTGCTCATAGTGCGCTCCAGTGTTAGTCTGAGCTAGATGCTAATCGTAAGCCTCTCTTCTCTCGCTTCTTCTTGAGCATGTCGTCGAGTTCACTCATGTTCTCGTCGTCTGCTATACTAGCGGTTATATCATTGTCTTTTAGAAACTTGATTGCAACGCCTAGCGTGGCTGGTGTAACGACAGATACTTCTGCCTCTACGCCTAGCTCGTTAGTCATCATTATTGTTTCGCCTATCTGGCTTATAAGTACACGAGCGATTGCTCCGTGTAGTTCTGCCAGCTCCTGCTCTGTAGATTTAGCCATTGTTTATTCCTTTGGGGTTAATACCCTTTGTACTATTCGTTGATCTCGCTCTCTGAAGTAGTTCTCCAGACGCAAGAGTATTACGTTTGTTTCTCTTACATGGTTGTTCGTTTCAGCCACCTCTGCGATTGCGTTACTCATAGCATCTTTGGAGGGTCTGGAATCTGTGAACTGTTCAATCTTTGCTATGGTTTTCATAGAAGAATCGAGGTCTATCATTGCTCGTTCTGAGCGTGTTTCTAATACGGTTATGGCTAGGTCGTGTTTAAGTTCTCGCGCAGACTCATCTGCACTACGGCTTGCATAACGCTCTATGGCCCACCCGCACACCGCTAGTACACCTATTACGGCCCATACCGGTACTGCTTCAGATAGTATCATCCTTGGCCTCTGTTGTTAGTGTGTTTAAGGGGCCGAAGCCCCCACGTTTGTTTAGCCACCCAGTGCAAGTACTCTTGCTTCCAGAGCGTCTATAGCAGCCTGTAGCTCTGCTAGTCTATCTGTGCCATTTATTGTTAGAGTTGGCACGTCTACATTACCACCTACAAACTTCCAATCCTGAAATTCCGGGAGAAAGTTCAGGGATGCTATAGATGAAGCAATGCGTATGTGTCCCTCACGAGGGTCATCTAGCGAT